TGGCATCCCTATCGGGCTTGGAGTCAATGAGCTCGTCGAGCGAATAATTGCTGGTAATGGCGAGAAAGCTTGGTCGGGCCATGAAAGACCGACACTTAGCTTCGCCTCTGAAGGCAAAGCGGTCCAACCAGACTTTAAGCTTTTGGGTGAGGAACTTGGCGTGAGTGGGGTCCATGTCCTCCAGGAGGACTGCGGCGCCACTTGGGAATTCGTCCCACCATTTGTTCCAATCTTTCCAGTAGGCATTCGGAAACTGAGTCCGCACATAGTGGGACTTTCCGCTGCCAGGGGGTCCATATATGAAGACTCCTGGAAAGTAAGCCAAGTCAGTTGGATTAGCAATCTCACGATCAGCGATACGCTGCAAATTATTTAAATGGCGAATTTGCATCATGGGTGCGATTTCGCTTACCTTTTGACTAGCAGCCAAACGATAGGCGTCATCATAGTTTGCACTGGATGCAGCAGCACCTGCGGCACTTTGCTCTGCTGGGAGCGTGCCCCATTCATGAAATTGTCCATCCTTCTTACAATAGTCGGATGCTTTGAGGACAGTTCCATGTTTCACTTCCACATGTGCTTTCGGTATCATACCCGTCACAGTAGTGAATCTAATCTTATTGAAGAACGCTATATAGCCTTGATAATGAGGAGTGCCAGAGGCAGCTATCTCATCACCAATAACCAAATATTCAACCTTTTCAGGTTTGAATAATGCGTCTCCAAATGGGAGAAGAGGCACTTCAGGGTTGTTCAACGTGAACACGAAGTGTTTAGCTTTATTATCTTTGTTGGCCATAGTAGCACAAAGCTGAAAGCAAGGATCTTGATTACAAAGAGCCTGAGGTTCTTTGAAAAACTTATAAAAAGTTTATTTTATGGGTAAAAAATCTTGTTTCCCCATACTTATGGGAGGCAAAAAAAAATAAAAATAAAAAACGCTCCTTTAATCGGCCCAATCGGCCTAAAAGGGCGGATGATTTAGGCATACTTATGGGAGGCAAAAAAAAATAAAAAGTTTTTTAGCTAAGAGGAGCGATCTTGCGATCGTGAAATCTCACGTGATACGTGATTTCTGCGACAAAGCGGGTATTTTCAAAAACCCCGTTTTCAGTCGCAGCGCAACAAACTTGAAACCACCACTTGGTTGATGGGTTTGCTGATGCTGTGCCCTTGTGAGAATCTGCCAATTCATGAACGCTGGTTTTCGCGTTCTCACGAACTGCGTCGTAATTGGCATACACAGATGAGCGACCTCCTTCGTCGTTACGCTGAGCGGGCGTACAGGCGTATTTCGCGTCTGTGGACCGTTTGTCCATACGCAAATTCTCCAGCATACTCAGAGAATTTGAGGGAGTCGAAATACCATCGCCTTGTATGATCACACCATACCATGGTGCGGTAGCAACTGTTTCACCATAGTTGGTCTGGATAGGACGAAGTCGTATGGTAGACTTCTTCACCACGTAGCGGTGATAAAGCGCCATGTACTGGTCGAAATAAGCGGGCTGATGGCCCGTCGCTGTGTAATTGGGATCATACAGTCCATTGGCGACAAAAGCGTATGTCTGGACGTTTGCACCGCCAGTCATCAAAAACTGCTCCGTGTACGTAATCTTGGCGTCGGTGAAGTTTTTCAGGCCAGAAACAACCGAGCTACGAGGATGCGAACTAGCCGCAAGAACACGACCAGAAGCGAGTCGGGCTGTGCGGGCTGCGACTCGCACGGTTTGTGCTTGTGCTCGGCGTTTGAGCTTACCATCTATAGCGCGAGGCATGCAAAAAAAAAAAGAAAGGCGTTGAACGATTCAGCTTACCACCTGAACCGGGTTTCTTTTTATAGTGGAGGGGAGAAAAAAAAAGTCGGGTCCTTCGGGTCGGGCCCGACGGTGTGTGGGTAATACTATACCACACACCTAGTTTTTTTCTACTACCTGCCTTCCCCTCCGGGCCTACCGCTCCGCGCCCTACCTGCCGCAGGCGCAGGGGCCCTGCGGAAGATCGGTCTTTGGGTGTTTAGTTAAAGATAGAAGAAGGAGTTGTATTAGGAAACAACTCCCTAGACAGGAAGACTAAAGAGGGGCATTCCCCTCTTACCTAGACTAAATCTAGCTCAAACTGGGTTTCGCTCTGTCCGAAGCTTGATAGCTCCGGCCAAGTCCACTGGAAGTCCGTCTCGATCTCCGGGACTACCCAAATAGATCTCATATACTCGAGATCTGATGGCATCCCTATCGGGCTTGGAGTCAATGAGCTCGTCGAGCGAATAATTGCTGGTAATGGCGAGAAAGCTTGGTCGGGCCATGAAAGACCGACACTTAGCTTCGCCTCTGAAGGCAAAGC